TTGTTGTTGGTAAATATTGCCAGATTCCAAAGACCAATAAGCAAGGCCAGAAAGCCATAAGCCATAAATTCCACCGCCCCCAACGGTATAAGCTATGGTAGAAGCAAGATAATCTTGCACCTCAGGATTTTCATCTCCGCCCGCCCCTTGAATAAAAGTAAGAAGAACACTTGGCACAACAAAGCGAAAAAAATATTCTTGCATAAAATTTAACCAAGCTTCTTTCGTTTTATTTTTACGAGCCACTGAAAAACTTGCTGATAAAACTGAAAATTGTTTTTGCATATAGGACAAATACGCCATTAAAATTCTAAGCAAAGATTTTGCCATATTTTGCTGAGATCCAACTTTATCAACTTGCCGTGACGTTCCCACATTTTGGCGGTACAAAATTTCACTTTCTGCTTTTGTTTTTCCCGCCATTTTTGCCGAATCATAAGCAATAGCCCCTGTCAATTTTGTAACATTGGACATCATAAAAAAAGCAACCCGTTTGAAATCGGGAAGGTAATCTTGTAATAAAGTTGTGGGATCTGTATTTGCTTCGCGTCCAAGATTTTCAATCGCACTTATATTGCGGTTGTCCATGGCATCAAATTCTTTTGCAATAAAATCAGATTCTTTAACCGCTTGATCTAAAAGAGCGTGACCCAAAACGCCATCTTTTAAATAATAATTTGTAGGATTTAAAAACTTTGAACTTGATTTGATGACATTTAAAACGCCAACTTCTTTTGATAAGGGAATAAGGTTCATTGTGTTTAAAAGGGCGGTGGATGTGCCTGATAAAAAAGCAATCATCGCCGATTTTTCAGCATATTTTACAAAATTTATGGCAGTTGTATCTGGAAGTTGTGAGGGATTAACCGCCTCTTTAATGCTGTTTTGCAAAATCTTAAACCGCTCTTCTCCAAAAGAAGCGGTTAAAGCGGATTGAATTTCTTTATCTTTTAAAAGCCTGTTCATCGAAAGAACGGCTTGACGGTATGCTATATCTCTCATGGTTTGATCTATTTTAAAAAGAATTCCACCAAAACTAAAATCAAGCTTTTTATCGTTTGAGACGCTTTGTAATCGAGCTTTGCTAGAACCTCTGTTTGTAGCGATAGGTCTGTAATTGTCTTGACCTGCTTGTTCGATATTGTTTGCCAAATCACGTTCGTAAACAAGGGGAACATACCCCCCTTCAAACTTAAATTTGGATGTTTCAAAAGAAGATACGATCGATTGCTCGATTCTTTGGCCTGTGGTTTTAAGATTAATTTCTTGCAAAAGTTTAAAGTGTGGTTTTGTTGCACCCCATAATGCTTTCACAAGCTTAATATCGTTATTGTCTAAAATAGTGTCAATAATTTTAGCAATTTTTCCCTGATCAAAACCATGGAGACTTTGGAGTCTTTCTCTGCCTTCCTGAGTGCCATTAAAAAGCGTTACAAGAATAGCCTCTTCTTTTGTAAAACTTTGTTGTGATCCGTCACTAAAAACAATTAACTTTTTTTCGGTTTTCATTTTGCGCAAAGCTAAACTTTTTTTGACATTAAGACCCGCGTAAAGATTGACGGCGTTGTTGATCTTTGACGCAAAAGATTCTTTAAGACCGTCATAAACCACAGTGGCTTGGCTTAATCTGTTAAAAAAAGATTCCCATGGTGTTAAAGCTTTGTTGTCGGTAAGTGCTAATAAAGATTCTTCGGGCGACATGGCCTCGCTAGCAAATTTTGCAAAAAACCCTTTATTTTCAACCTGGATAGGGTTGCCTTGCTCATCAAAAGATTTGCGGTTATATTGTTTTAAATCATTCAAAAGAGCTTCTTTTTCCTGTTCAAATGTATATTTTTTATTGGCATCAAATTGTTGTTTTTCAATGCGTCCAATAAACTCAAGTTGTTCTAAGGCTTGGATAAAATCACTGAATTCTTTAACCGTTAAATCTTTATAGGGTTTTTTGGTGGTTTGGTTTAAGATCTCTTCTGAAATAGTCTCTTTAAAATTTTCTGGCAACAAAGCTTTTTCAATTTGCTTATCAATGTAAGCGCCGATTGTTTCTTGAAATTGAACCTTTGTTGTTTTTCTGAAATCATACTGTTCCAACAAAAGCTTAATGGCTTCAGCATTTTCACCAATAATTTTTTTATCTTTTATAGCTTTTTCTATAGATTTTATTTTTGTTGATGCTTGATAGTATCTATCTTTTAAATCAATAGATTCTTGATACATCAAGAAATTAAAGAGTTGTTGTCTTTTGTAAGAGATTCTGTCTTCTGTGTTTTTTGACTTTGAAAAAAGACGCGCTGCTTTTTGTTCTGATGCAAGAAAAACATTAGGTTTAAACAAGCTTATTTTTAAATTCTGTATATAATCTTTTACGATTAATTTCATAAAATTAATGTTTGTTTTGTTTTTTCCCGCTTGTAATTCAATAACTTCTAATTCTTTTTGGATAATTTTTTGAGTAGAATCTTTATGCAAAACATCGATAGCTTTTTGAGCCATGTTTTGAGGAGAAAAAGCATCACCAAAATTTTGAACCATTGCCTCATCAACCTTTTGATCGATGATGGCATCAAAATTAGGGTTAGAAATTAAAACATTAAGAAGTTCTTCAGGGTTTTTGTATTGAAAAAAATCGGATAAATCTTCAACTGATATGGATTTCTTTTTGTCTGAAACATATTTTGTCAAATTTTCTGGAATTTCTTTTATTTCGAAAATAACGTTTAATAAATTTTTTAAAGAAGCTTCGTTGATTTTGTTTGGTAGATCAATTGTTTCAGAATTTATTTTTTTTGTTTTTAGAAAAGAAAACAAACGATAGTCTTTATCTGTTTTTATCATATCAGCAATAATAAAGGTTTTTAAGATTCTTCTTTGTCCCTCAAAGCGATTCTTTAATCCTTTGACAATTGCATCTTTCTTTTTAGAAAAAAGTTCAAAAACCCTACGCTGTTTTTGCTGAAGAATATTTACGGCTTCTGCATCCGACGCTTGGTATTCAACCAAATAAGATTCATAATCTTGTTCGGATAATCCCGCTTTTGTAAAATCTTCTAACGGTATTGGCGTTAGATTTAAAGTTTCTGAAGCTTGTTTTACCTCTGCTTGAGACAAAACCATATTATCAAACACCCTACGAACTTCGGGGGTGATTCGATATTTTGTAGCGGGGGATACAAAGTTAGAATAAAAATTTTGCAACCAAGCACTAAACTTTAATAAGATCTTTTCTAATTTAGGTTTAACGGCTTTCCCCTCAATAAGGTACGACTCGTAAGTTTCAGCAAACTTTTCATGATAAGGGGATTGCTCTTCAAAAGATAAAGCGTTCCAAGCTTGTAAATTTTCAATCCCAAAAAGATCAAGGACAGTTTTTGTATCGTCTAATACCTTTTCATTAGCATTTTGAGAGCCCGCCCTTTTAAAAAGAATATCTAAGTAAGCATGACCGAACTCATGAAGAATTGTTGTCATGTTCGGAGAACTGTACAAAGCTATTTGAGGTCTTGCAGTGGAAGGAATATATTCACCTGAAATAATGTTGCCTTCTACGGTTTTGCTCTTAACGATCTTTCCGTTATCAATAACAGAATCAACAATATCAAAGCCGTATCTTTCAAAAGCTTGTTCAGGCGTAATTCCCTCATCCATAGCAATTGATTCAAAAGTTGTTGCAAAAAGCTTAGATGCATCCGATGAGATTGTTTTTGGAACTCTGTTTGTGTTTTCTATTTGAGTTTGAATTGTTTTTTGAACTTTTTTTGTTGAATCGTTAAATTCCCTTTCAACCGTAGCTCCTGTGATGATTTTCTCAATATCTTTGCGTAAATCATCTTCGTTAAAATCTTCAACTTCAGAGAGAGAAGAGGCATCTGGATTAAATTTTGTGTATTTTACAATATTTTGTGCAAGAGGCGTTCCCGAAAAGCTTTGGATAAAATCAACTAAGGGGATTGTTATATCAGTTCCAGAGACAAAAGATTCTTGAATAGATGCATTTAAAAAAGGGCTTGCTTGAGCGATTTCATCTAAAGATATTTTACCTTTAGAAATATCTTGTCTTAAAGATTGCGCATCAAGATAAATATCGGTTACACCTGATTCTTGAGTAATATTCTCAATAAGCTTGTTTAAAATAATTGGGTTTGTTTGTTTGACAATTTCAGCCTGATTTAACGTTTGATAAAGACCGTTTGCGCTTTGCAAAGCCTCTGTTTTGTCAATTTCACTTTGTGCAAATTTTGCACTGACTTGGTTTTCAGTCGAGCGCAAATATTGAGCGCGATCATAGGCTCTAGAGACAAGATCTTTTGCCTCCATGCCCGCCCGAACGCCCAAAGCGGTACCACCAAAGACAGCACTTGAAAACAAAGACCCTACGGCTGTTTGATAAGCTCTGTCCCCGCTTTCTCCGAAATATTGCCCCCATGTTTTATTAGGGTTTGCAATGGCAGTATCAACAGCATCTTGCGCAAAGGATGCAACTTGCTCGCCCGCTAAATCTTTAAAAACATATTTTCCTAAAAATTTAGCAAATTCTTTTTTGCCAAGTTCTTTTCCAAAAGTTCCCGAAAAAAGATCAAACAAAGCTCCCATAGGGGCGGTTTCTGTGGCAAACTCAATGCCAGCATTCAAAGCACCCGCCGTAAAAGCATCACTTTTCCCGCCGTTTCTTTGGCGCACAGTCAAATATTGGTCAAGACCAGATTGCAGTGACCCTATGGACACGGCCACATTGGCACTACGCGTGATAACCCCTGCCAGTAAAGCGGGGGAGGACTGCACTAAATTTGTAACGCCGTAATCCCAAATATCTTGTTTAGGAATTTCAAATCCCAAAATATTCAAGTTGCCTTCAAATTGCGGTTGAGCAAGATAAGCCTGAACTTCAGATATTTTTATTCTTTTCTTTTGCTCGTTCGACAAAACAGAAATGGGTAATTTGACGTCAGGAATAGAAGGTTGCTCTGCAAATAAAGGATTTGCTTGTAAAGCAATCCCTTGCGCGTATTGTTCGTTAAAGACTTGCTCTTGTTCAGGTGTTAAAACTTGCCCTCTTAAAGTAAAAATATCTTGTAAAGCGGTTGTTGGAATTTCAACAGCTTTACGAAGGGTTGCCTGTACACCTGATAAAACAGATTCTACATTTGCTTCATTTCGTGTAATTCCTAATTGTTTTTGCGCCAACGCTTTATCTGTAGCTTTATCCCCTGTAACAATTGGATAACTTACAGGCATGTTCATGATTGTTTCTTTATTCAAGTCCATTTTTGAAAAAGAAAAATCATTTTGTTGTTGATTGAGTAGCTGATTGCTAAAAACTTTTTCAATTGAATTTAAAACAACCTGATCTTTTATAAGGGGGTTTAAAGATTTTGTTAAATTTGATAAATCTTGAATATTATCTTTAATAACAGGCAGAGCATTTTGATCTTGGATTAACTCCGTGACGGGCGATTGCAATTCTTTATCAACAAAATTTGGTAAAATATTTTTATCAAAATGATATTGATTAAAAAAATTATCCTTTTGAGCAAGAACAACATCCAATGTTGTGTTGTAAAAATTGGCTATTTCATAAGATTTTGAGATTGTATCGGAACTATTGTCGCCATAAAGATTAACCGCAGCTTTAACGCGTTGCGCGCTTTCAATTGCCGAAGCAAAACCACCATAAGGATTTAAAGGATTAGTCATTGCGCAAGTCCTTTTTTATAATCAATAACATAAGATTTTAATTCTTCTGGTGTCGGATCTTTTCCATATTTTGCTTTATAAAAAGTTGTGGCTGTCTCTATTTCGCTTGGGCTAAGTTGTATAACTTTAGGATCGCTTTTAAATTTTTTTGCTTCTTTTGATTCAACAGAAACACTACCAAAAAGACCTGTGCTTTGATACACAACCCTAGATGTCGCCAACATCGCTATTTTCTGAACTTCATCACCACTAAAAGGTTTCCCTGTTTTTAGTTGAACTTGACGAATGTCATCTGCAATTTGATTTCTTAAATTAATAAACTCCATACTATTTTGTTTTAAATTTGTATTTTGTGTTATGATTTTTGATATAGCTTGATCATTCCAGCGAATTTGATCCACATCTTTTCCCCGCATATCTTCTTGTCTTTTTTTTAGTTGAGCAAGTCCATCGGGGCTAACATCGCCAGCAAAATTATTAAGGTTGATATTGGGAAGATTTGGGTTACCCCATAAATCATTATAAACATCTGCTTTAGTAATAACTGTTTTACCAGAAGTAATGTCGTCTACAATTTTTTGAACTTTTAATTTGTTTTCAGGGCTAAGTTGCGCAATCAAAGTTTGATCTAATGGCGCGGGCTGTCCTACCGTCCCCTTTTGGGCTTGAGGAATAATGAGTGACAACAAATCATCTTGCAAAGCGTCATCTTGCATTCGCATATTGGCATAAGTTGCTTTTGACGCTTTCGTAACTTTATCAACATCATCTTTTGTATAATCAGGGTATTGGCGTTTGAATTTCTCTGTTGTTTGGGATACAAATTGATTTTCACTAACCAATGTTTTTTTATTGGACAAAGAATTTAAAATTTCTTTGCCTTTTTGAAGATACCCTTGCCCCTCTTCTGTTTCGACAAAATCTTGCCAAGAATTAGGGTCTGTTCTGCCAAATTCTTTAGCTTTTTTTTCTGCGTCAAGAACAGCACCAGGACCACCATTATAAGCAACTATAGCTTTCAAGGGATTCCCGAAACGTTTAAACATTTTATCAAAATAGGCTTGACCCAATAATAAATTATAATCTCTATCCGACTTTAATCGTTCTTCGTCAAAAGGAATATTCAATTCTTTAGATATTTCTTTGGCAGTTTCAGGCATAATTTGCGAAATGCCAATAGCCCCTTTGGGCGACACTAACGCTTGCCCCGTTGGACTTACACCACCTTCAATCGGTACAACAACATTTTGAAAGATGCCAACAGAGGTTAAACTATTTTGTTCAATAGATTGATACCCCTCAAGATTGGTGTATTCCTGAATATATAAATCCCTATTTTGTTCATCTACTTTTGCAAAAATATTGTTTAATTTCATTCGATCGGAAGGATCAAGGTTTTTTCCGTATTGTTTATAAAGTTGTTGAGCGCCAATATAATTATTATTAGATATGTTGTTTTGAATGGCACCAGAAATTCCATCCGATACAATTAAAGATATTTCTTTTGGATTACTTTTTCCCGTTGCGTTTTGAATAATCTCAGAACCTTGTTGTATTTGCTGTATAGAAAAATTTATTTCTTCTGGTGTTGATGCATTTTTTAATAAATTTTGACCTTGATAAATTGTTTTATTTCCAAGATCAATATTAAAAACTTGGGTTTGCTGGTTTTCCCATGAGGTCAAATTGTTGTTAAAAATTAGTTGCGGTTCTTGGGTTTTTTGTAAAAATCTTTCTCTGGCCAATGGAGGAAGCGCTTCATTAATTTCATTTATTTTTTTTTGAAATTGCGCATTATAAAAAGTCCCAAGACTTTGTCCTTCAAAAGTTTTTGAATTAAAAATTTGTTCCCCAAAATAAGAACTATACCCTTTTTCTCCCGTTTCTCTATTTCCGCTTTTTAAATTTTGGCCATATTCATTAAGTTTATTAATTCCATCTTGAATTCTCAAGTCAAAAGCCTTGTTTAAAGCATCAACATCTGTTTTAACCAAAGCTTTGCCAATAGTGCCAAGCCCTTCCGCCAAAGATGACATTCCCCTTGTGCCGATTGTGGCGCTTTCAGGGGTAAGTGGGGCTTGAAAATTAACGGCGGGCATTACAGAACCGCTTGTTTTAAAGGTCTCTGGCAAATAAATGGTCATATTTTATTTCCCCAATGACTGTAATAAAGCAAATTGAGTAAATATATTTGATGTCCCCAATGACTGTAATAAAGCAAATTGAGTAAACATATTTGATGTCCCCTGAAGGCCCGCGCTTAATGTGCTTGCAAAAGGACTAATCGATTCCGCTGAAAATTTTTGATTAATAGCTTGCGACATTTGGTTAAAGGCTTGTGATTTTAAACCAAACGCTTGATCTAGTGCCCTTTTTTCAATGCCGACGCGTTCAATTTGCTTAACAATATCTTGTGACGTAAGGACGTCTGACACAGTTCCAGATTGTAAAAAACCACGATTTGCATAAGTTGTTTTTGTTTTTGATTTTAAAGCCCCTGCTTGCATAAGATAAGCTTCTTCTTGTTTTTTACCTTCTGCAATCGTTTGTGATGCCGAAAATTCTGCCATTTTTGCATTTAAGGCACTTAGTTTAGCTTGTCCTTCTAAAACTGCTTTTTGTGTTTCGGCTGTAAAATAAGCCGATCCTATACCCATAGCAGTACTAAAAGCAGAAACGCCTAATCCAATTTGACCAAGAGTTGATAAAGATCCTAATTGCTGTGTAAAACTTGCGCCCGCCGTCATGATCTTACCTTTTTAAGAGTCGTTGCAAACTTTTCATGGCCAAAAAATTGATAAAGCTTTGCAATACGATCATTCTGATAACCATTTGCCGATCCGACATGCAATTCTTTAACTTCCGATTCAAGCCACGCTTTTTCCAAAGCCTTATAAAGCATTCGAAAAGATTCCAGATTTCTATCTTTTTTTTCAATAAAAAACATAATTTCCGCCATATATTTATCGTATGAAAAAAGATGTTCTACAAAAAGATATCCCGTTCCACCAATAATTTTATTATCTTTTAAAAGGACAATAATATTTTGTTTTTCTATTAAATTTTTTATAATCACATAAACTTTTTCATCCGCAAACTGAAATTGATTAAGCGCTTTATTTTCGCAATAATTTTTTTCCACTAGAAGAAAAATAGCGTGCAAATCTTCAAAGGTGGCCAATCTTGTTTCAAGCATTATCCACCTCTAAAGTCATGGCTAAAATATTGATGGGCAAAGGGTCTTTTTGGACAATATAAATTTGTCCTTCCTTTGTCCATGTCGATTGAATATTTAAATCCACTTCGCCGTTTACTTCTGAAGGGGCAGACCCATAAGGCTCTGTTGATCTTGGTTTATACACGTTGAGCATGTTGAGATTAACACCTGCTGAAATTGATCTTGATTTATACAATAATAAAGATATTTTGTTAATTTTCTTTTTATTAGCCTTACCAAAGCCGTCGAGATTTGGGGAAAAGAAAGGCAAAGTCCGTATGGTTGTCTGATAAGGTAAACCGACATGGACAAGAGATGCGTTATTGGGTAGGGTTATTTGTCCCCCTGATACGACTAAAGGAGGAATTACCGCCCCATCCGCAAGACAAGATACGGTTTTGCCTTCAAGATGTGATAAGCCTGTGATTATATTTGTGGGTAGTCCTGAATAAGTTTTGGCACAATCAACGTAAATTGATTCACTAATATTTTCCCATATCCTTGGAGATAGTTTTTCAATATACCTTTTTTCTTGACCGTTTATTGTCCTTTTAACAACAAAATAAACGGAATCCTCTTTTCCTTCTGGAATTGTTGCGGTTGATTCAAAAAAACCGTCCGTAGAATGCTCATGCCAAGCGATAACTTGTTGGTCTAAAATAATTGTAAGACCAAATAACTTACCATCATCTCGAACAAACCACACAATCGGTTCGGGGGCTTTTTGATACGTCGAATCCGTAATTTCAACGGAATCAAATTTTTCATGAATTCTTATTGATAAGTCGTTAAGTTCATACTTTTGATCAAAGCCCACCGCCGAAATAGATCTTACATGCCCGCCACGTTCAGAACAAAACACAATATTTGACTCAACAACAATTGGTTCGACGTAAGAAGTTCCAATCTGTGACTTTCTTCGTGAAAAAACAGTAGCGGGTGTTAAACCGTCACCATTGTAAGATATTAAAAGCTCCGATTTATTGGTAAGCAAAAACAAAGAATCTAAATTCACAAGATGTTGGATTGAAAATTTCTTATCATAAAAAAGAGATAGTTCAATTCGATCATCTTCTCTGGCGGGCAAAGAATAATTTAAGTTGTTTTCGGTATAAGTTTTTGTCATCCAGACGGTGTTTGGATGATTAATCGTACTTGCAAAACATTTTCTTTGTTCAAAATATCCTACGGCGGTGGGATAATTTCCAGCTGTTGTAAAGGGATTAGAGGAGTTTGGGGGCGATATCCCTAAATCACTACCAATATTATCATCTTTAAACGTTGTGCCCGAAGCTTGCCCAATATACCCGTATAAACCGTTGGACTCTTTATAAACATTGTAAAGGCTTGCACCCACAACAGCCGTCCAATTTATTCTATTATAATGATCTACTTTTGTAATATCGTTTACGCAAGACGCCGATGCACTAGGATAAGATTCGTTCCTACCTTGTGCATCAAGAGCGGTTACTTTGTAAGTATAAGTTGTTGTTCCGCCCGAACCTGATCCTACGGCGGTAGCAGTTACGTTTGTTGGTGCGTTTGTGGTGGGGGTAAAATTTATATCAAGTAATTGCCAATCCGTTGCACCATACCGACGAAGCTCTTTTGGGGGGTAATTTTTGTAAACAAAAGTAATAACGTCGTTGCTTTGAACTTTTCGAATCTGAAAAAGATCTGCCTCAGAATAAGGATTTGGGATTTCGTAAACCCCATTAGGCAAAGCATACCAATATGTAGAGTTTGGCGGTGGTTGATTTAAGTTTGCCGCAACACAATAATAATTTACGCCTAGCCTTGATACTAGACTTCCTACTGCGTATGAAATCGCATTTGACCAAGCAGAAGGCGTAGGATATGTTAACGTTCCGTCTTTGTTATGCCATCTGAAATAGCCTGCCCCCATTTCAATAATGAAATTTTGGCCGTTATCATAATCAAATTCTATCAGCCGTACTTTTTTAGTGGAGTCTTTGATTGTGGCGATGTATTGCGTGCCCGTGCGATTAACGACATTTCCCTGAGGCAGACAAATAGCATTTTCCGCTTCGGATAAGCCCATGGCATATTTTTGATCATCAATACGGCCAAAAAATTCACGCCCAATAAGTCCGCCATTGAAAGACCTAAGATAATTTTTCATTGGAAGCGCGCCATGTAAGGGGATAAAACGGGGTTTCTGGAAAGCCTGCTTGTTTGATTTATATCAAAAGCTTGGGCACGCTGAAGTTCTAGTTCAGCCATTTTTTTTAAAGCAACGCTTTGATTTAAAACGTTACTACCGCCAATCGTTACGGCCAAAAGATAATCCGCCGTTGTGTAAATAATAGCCTCTTTTAAATGCTCTGAAAAAAGATTAGGATCCGTAATGCTTGCCGTATAATACAATGTTGGATTTAATGAATTTGTATAAATTGCCCGCGTTGCTTGGGAATGGGGTTCAATACAATAATCTTCAACAAGCGGGATAGAATATTCTATTTGTCTAGTATAATTATATGTGATGTTTGATTGAAAATCGGCATTAGCCCCGTAAGGAAATAGGGCAATGATTGAAATAAAATCTGCTGGAAGAGCATAACAATAGGCGTATTGCTCTATCTCTGACTCCATGAGAGCGGGCGCAATCCTTTTTTTACAAAAAGACCACGAAAAAGAATTCAAATGATAATCTCTAGCGCGCTCGTAAGCAATTTTGCCATTACGTGCTTCAACTGAATCTTCAGAAAGAGACGACAGAACCACACTTTCGCCGATTTGGGCATACGCCCTATTAACTAAATCCGATTCTGTCGTCATTTTTTTATTTTCCTTTTGCCATTTTCTCAACCCAACTCGTTACTTTTTCAAAAGCAACAAGTTCTTCTTTTTCCTTTTCACCGCTTTCTTTATATTTTATTACTAAAATATTTTGAGGGGCTTCAAAGATTTCATTAGGATAAACAACACGATTGTTATAATACCCCATTTTTTTTGCAATAAACAAAGCCGTGTTTTCGATGCTCATTTTAACCCTTTATTACTGCATGGATGGGATTTTGGATGGATAGATTTGTTGAGCGTCGACACCATCAGAAATAAACGCATGGAGTGTTCCCGCTGTAAAGGGACCAGTTGCCACGGTATAAACTAAACGGCTATATTTTTTCATGCCGTAAGGCAATTTGATTTTCAAAAGATCCGCCCCAACGGTCATTGAGTCTTTTGGTATAGTCACCGTAACAGGGGTGTTTGTAAAAGTCGCGTCATCATCCGATACCTGTAGTGTAATCGTTAAAGTTGCAGATCCCACCGCTGCAAAAGTTGAGGTTGCAATAACGTTAACATACAAATTATCAATGATACCGCTATCACCATAGCCCATATTTAAAGAGCTTGTTGAGTTTGCGGTTGTTGTAACGGCTTGGTTAAAAGAATAAAAAAGTCCACGATCTAAAATCATATTACACCACCGCAACAGAAGATTCAGTTAAAAGAAGCTGGTCAACAATGCCAATAGGAATACCCGCAAAAGAATTACGGTTAGAAGCAATTGCGCCAGGGCTTAACGGTGTCACTTGCTCGTACGATTGTACGTAGTTTGTAAAGTCAGCCGATTTTGTAATGGCACACTGTTTGCGCATAGCCGATACAGCGACTCTATGAGCGTAAAAAACATAGCGTCCCATTCCCTGAGACGGGATTGCATCAATAGCTTCACGCATTCTGTTGATGAGCAAATTGACGTTCGCAGTGGTGATGGCTTGTGTGCCAGACGCGTTTTTTAAATCCGAGACATCAATATTGCATATGCGTTTAACATATCGCCAATCTTTAACGTGGAGTCCAGCATATTGGCGCCATGTATCAACATAACCAAAGTATTTTTTACCATCTGGATCGCTGAGCATTTGCTGGCCACGGTCCTCGTGGTCAAGTCCCATGCTTGTACCTTCTGGATGGATACCAAATACAGTATTTTCACCCCAACACACAAGCCAAACAGACGTGTTGTCGTTGCCTGTACCACCACAACCAATCACACTGTCTTTAACAGATCCCGTCCCGCTGTTATACCGTGGGGTCAACCCTTTGAAAGAGCTCCCTGCGATAGATCCATTGGAGTTCGTGTAAAGCAAATCAGATGTTAAAAGTTGTTGGAAGCCTTCAATAATACCAGGTGCCTGTTCCAATCGGACAATGCTAGAATCGCGCCCTTTTGTAAGCATTTCGTCAACTTGGGACATGTTTTCCCAAACCGCACACGCGTCTTTACTTTGTGCAAAATCTGATTTTGTTGGATCAATACCTTGGTTAATACGTCTGATAGAAGGTGACGGATTACCGACCAAAGCTGTAGAAGTATAAGTTTGCCCATCATCACTATTACATACTTTCATAGGCATGTCTTGCATGATGGAATTGACTTGAGAAACCATATTAGCCATGGTTCCAAATTTTGACCCTTTATTTAAAATAGCATAGTCTTTTAGCGTAATCAGACCGCCAGTAGGATCCCAAGCGTTAGCCATATTTTAACCTCTTCCATAAAATTGCTCTGCAAGACTTTTTGGTCTGGCAGAAGGTTTTCCCAAAATTGCGGAGTCCTGAGAAAGCGTTTTTCCGACAATGCGCAACATTTCAGCAATTGCGGGATTATTGATTAGACCTTGCCCGCTAGGATTTGATTCAGATTGCGCATAAATTATTTCTTTGATCTTAGATCCATAATTTTCATCCGTATTTTCAACAATGTGTTTTACAGCACTTTGAATATGCGACACAGATGTTTTATACTCCTGACCAGAGAAATTAGGATTTTGGCTTAACTCAGTTCTCCATCCTTCATATATAGTATTAACGTTTTTCTTTTGTTCGTCAAACATAACATTTTGGATATTCACAATTTCTTGTGCAAAAGTTTGAGCCTGATCTTGGGTCATTTTTGATTTTTTAAAAACATCCTGCAAAGCAATACTGACGCTTTCGTGCACCTGGAAACCTTCAGGGTATTGCAATTCATATTTTTCTGGAATTTCAGGTTCAGTTTTTTCAGGTTCAGATTCAACTTTCTCAATATCTGCCCCTAAATCAATTTTTTGTTCTATTTGTTGTGTGTCTATTGGCTCCTGTGCAACATCACTGGCAAGATTAATTGTTTCGGTAACGATTTCGGTCGACATTATTTAGCCCTTTCGTAAAAAATACCAAATTCTGGATAGTCTGTTTTGTATTTATTTGCCGTGCTTTGTAGTTTAAATCGCACATCAAGACCAACTGATCTTTTTCCTTCGGAATAAGGGCAGGCTTTCGAGTTTGTACAATAAATCCCCGCAAGATCGTTTATTAAAAAAGACAAAAAATCTTTAAATTTTTTATCATGCATTAAATCGAATATGATTTTTTCATCCATTATTCACCCATCATTTGTGTTAAATTTTCAAGATTGCTATTGCTTAAGTTTTGAACCGCTTTCGCGCTTTGTTCCGCCATGGCCATTTGTTGTTGTTGCTGGATCATCTCAGCTTGTGCTTGCCTGGCTTGATTAACTTCTTCTTGCGAGCGCACGATGCCTGGATCAACGCCCGAATCCTCGACGAGCCTATCAATGAGCTTGTCACCATCTATTTTTCCTTGGCTGAGCTGTACCGTTTGCATACCAAGACCCGTAAGTTCAAGAAACTTCTGAGTTGCACCAAGGCCAGATACTTTTTGCGCCTGTGTAAGCACAGAATCAAATTCAATTTCTATTCCTCCTACGATACTTTCTGCTGGTAATGGTAGTTTTTCAGCTGATAACAAAGCATAAAACGTTTCTTCTGCAAACTTTTTAAGCCCCTCATTATGCAAACTTTGTGTTTTAGGAGCGATTAAAGACAAAGATTCATTTTTCATCTCTAATACTTCTGTCGCGGTTTTGATGTTGTTTTGCATTGATAGGATTTGAAAAAGATTGACATGCAATGCATTATTAACACGTTGTTCTTGTAAAGTTCTCTCCTCTTGTTCGATTTGAATTGCTGATGGATTGACTGTGGTTACGGGCACAACTGGTAAATTGGCATAATCGCCCCTAGCCCCTGCAATACATCTTATACCCAATGGGATAACTAAATTATTCGCCGATTCCTGAATGAAAGGATCCACAATCAAAACGGGATTTGCGACCTGATCTTTCATTAAAATAATATTTTTGCACATGTGTTGTAGTTGTTTAATCGCGGGCAAAGTCCGCATTACAAGCGATACGCCATAAGCTTGGTTGGGAGATTTAGACCAACGTGGGCAGGCGTAAGGAAAACGATCATACCCTCCTTTTTGTAAAATGCTGTTACCGCCTACCTCAAAGTAAATAGACACAAAAGGTTTTTGAAGTTTGTTGTTTTTGTTAAAAGGTAAGGGGCTATAAGCAGGGTTAGGCTCGACCACATGCACAAAATCAAAATATTCGTCAACATATCCACTCTCAACACATCTTTTGAGATTTTGAGAAAGTTTGTTGCCAAAAATTTCATAAGCCTCATAAGCTTTTAATCTAAAAGACCTGTATACAGTATTTACAACGCCATATTGATCTTCAGACAGACAATAAGACCCCACAGGGACATCGACAGCTTTAATAATATTATTAGCGTCATATTCTAAAAGTGTGCAAGATGTGCCAAACACAAAAAGATTGGCATACATTTGAGCCACAGAATAAGCCAGTTTTTGAGAGATAAGATCTTGGATAGCGTTTTGCCATTTTGGTTTCAAAAGCTTTATATCATATCTTTCATCCTCAATTTCGTTCGTCAACCTTACTTTTACCCATGGACGACTTGCAGGACTTGCCGCGTTTTGCATGCCCGAAACAAAGATATCCACCGCCTCATAAGCCAGCGTTGAGACAATATCTTCATAAGGCCTTCTGTTATATTCGGTTTGCTCGTTACCATTCTTTGTATAGCCATCCATAATCTGATAGGCGTTAGGTAGAGAATAATACGCCGCATCATGCCAAGGTGTTTCCCAAGTAGATCTTTCGGTTAATAAAGCATCATACCTTTTTCTGTAATAAGTTATATCTCTTTTGTAGCTCATTGTCCTAAACCACCCTTACGGTTTTGCGCCAAAATAAGATCTAGGATATTAGATCCACCAAGAGATGTTCCTATGGTGTTGCTTGATCCAAGTGAATTTTCTCCACCAAGTAATCCCATTAGCCCCGTAAGATCTGTTTCTGCAAGCCCTGTTCCTAAATTTTGAGCTTGTAAGGCTCTGATGTTAGGCTTTTTGGGGTTTAATTTGTTGTATTGTTGCTGTTGTTCCATGGCCAGTTTTTCTGCTTGTTGTTGTTGCATCGTCATGGCTTTTTCAGTCGCTTTTGCCTGTTTGTTTCCAGTGTAAATACTAGCCCCACCGCCTAACAATGCCCCACCAATAAGACCACCTACTGCCAAAGAAATAGGATCAACGCCCATTTTTATCTCCTGTACAAATCTAGAGGATTATTAATCCTACTAATTGAATAGTTTCTTAAATCATATACTTTCATGGCAGACATTAACAGGGCAGAAAGCTTATCAGGGCTACGGCCAATCTTTTCGACCATGTCGCTACGGCTTGAAACACTCGCTACTTTAGAATCATCAACAAATCGCTCAACCGCCTCCATCTCCCTTAAAAGATCTTTGTCTCGTTTAATTGCTATATTCATATTGTTATCTGGCTTTAGCATGTGTGCCAAATTAAAGTGAAGTTCATCCCGCAAATTACGGATTTTAATAAAACTTTCATACATTGCGTTTGATGATTTTGAGACAGTAACAGGAATCACATCTTGATAAGACTTAAAATTGTAATGCTGTGTGAGCATATCAAAAGGACTTGATCCGATACCAATTGTATCTATACAAATAATGGCGTTATCTTTGCGATGCTTTAAGGTAAGATCAGCCACTTGTAGCCCCGTTGCTGTTTCGTTGCCCTGATAAGTGATAATCTCACCAAAGATATTATTCTCATATCTTGGACAAAGAGCCGTTTTATCAGCCCCACCCCGCGCCACATCAACGCCAATCTGCACCATTTTAAGATTTTCTTTGTTTTTAATAGCGTCGTATCGATCAAAAGCCTCTAATATCCAATCCGTTTTGAAAAGCTGATATGCGCCATCTTGAAGCATTGCACGCATATCACCAAGATAAAGAGCTTTGTAAAGGCCTTCGTCTTGGATGCTTTGCATCCTGCTTTCATAGGTTGTTCCAGCAAGATACTTATTATCTTGTAGCATAGATTTAATAAAAGTACGGCTTATAG